CAAGGTACAAAGGACAGACCCTTTCAGTTTGTTACAAGAGCAAAGTCTCTTGACCATATCAATCGCAATCCCGAGATGATAGCAAAGATGATGTCGTTTGTAGGAGCAACAGGTAAAAGCGTTTACGATTTCCATATCATAGAAGAGTTCTATCGCAAGGAAATAAGCAATAGCTTTTCACATAAAGAAGAAGATTACGAGAAAGAATTTGGACAATAAAAAACAAGAGCGATGAGAAACATTATTTACAAAGCGGAAGATGTAGTAGATTCACTATCTACACTTCGCAAAGAGGGAGTTAAGAAAGGTGCTTGGACAGGATTTGATTCCTTGTTTGACAAGTACTCAGTTAAGAAGGGTAGCACCACATACATCTATGCTGGGGCGCACCAAGGTAAGTCGCAGTTTGGATTTGAATTGATGATGAACCTCGCAGAGTTTAGCGGTTGGAAGTGGGCAGTATATACTCCCGAGACAGGCTCACCTACTGAGGTGTTTGCCGAACTACTTTGGGTATACTTGCGCAAGCCTTTCCTAATCAATGACCACCTTACTGCTACAGATGAGGAGACAGAGAAGGCTATTGAGTTTATCAACTCACACTTCTACCTAATTGACAGCGGTCTACAAGACCTCAGCATTGAGGGATTCTACACAGCAGTAGAGACTATTGAAGAGGATAACTTTATTACCATTGATGGTTGTATGGTTGACCCATTTACTGAGATTAGAACAGATGTTTCCAGCGGTGTTCGTGATGACATCGCTATTGGGCAGGTACTAACTAAGGTGCGTAAGCACTCAGCAGAAAAGAACTACCACACTATCGTAACCGTACACACTAAACACCAACAAGCTAAGTACAAGAATGGTGTACCCTATGTTGACAAGCCTACGATGAATGACATAGCAGGTGGTATGCAATGGAGCCGTAAAGGTATGATGGTCGTTAATGTATGGCGTTGCCCCTACGGATTAGAAGATGGCAATGGTGTGCCTTACGAGCCTAACCAAGTGGAGATTACAGTTGTCAAGGCTAAACCAAAGATTGTAGGTAAGCTTGGGACCGTTACTTTATATTATGATAAAATGAAAAACAGATACTATGAACTTGACAGCAGAGGAGAAAAGCAATACGCCTATCCACAGCCTAATTCTTGATAGAAGAAAAGCATTCGCTGAACTGATTAGGGCATTCCTTCGGTTCAATGTACCCTCCGCCAAAAAGGTGGAGGTTATGCCTAACGGAAGTCTATCTATAAACGATACTATCTTCAAGGTAGATATCTCTGATTACACAGGTATTGAGGGTGGATTTGGATACATATTCTTTAACCCATCAAGCGGTAGGTTATTGATTGAAAAGGACAATGTTAAAAAAGTATATAAGGTAGAGGTTGACTTATTAGATGAGTCAGTATATTAGTACTATGGATACAAAAGATTTAATACTACAAGAGTCTGAGGCTGTAACTACTTTGCTACTGCTAAAGAATAAAGCCTATGGAGATTCAGCACTTAATCCTGCTGGTATCTTCGCAGGTGGTGATGCAGTTGATAACCTATGTTGTCGCATTGATGATAAGCTTATGCGAATCAAGATGCGTGGTATCACAGACGAGACTGAAGATACAGTCCAAGATTTAATTGGTTACTTGATATTACTGAAGGTTGCCCTAAGACAAAAACGATGAGTAAGAATACATTCGTAAGAGCAAGTATCTCTGGGGACTATGGCCAAGACCTCGTAATGAAATACCTTAAAGACAAAGGTTATGAGGTTGAGGAGGCTCCTAAGAAACTCTTCTACGATTGGGATGTCAAGGGTATTAAGAACGGCAGGACCGTAACCATTGAGGTTAAGTATGATAGCAAGGCTTATATGTGGGCTGCACGAAGAGGTACTCCCGAACACCCTAACTTATACATTGAGTTTAGAAGCACCACAAGAAATGCTGATTCGGGAATCTTAAAATCTAAGGCTGACTTCTACTTCTACATTCTGAAGACGGGTAAGAAGGACATAGCTTTTGTGTTTGATAGGGTACAATTATTGCAGCACCTGCAAATGGCTAACTACAAGGTTGTGGGCAACAGTGCTACAGGAGATGATAACGCACAAGGGTGGATACCTCCACTACACGAACTGCTTGTATCAAGATATGGATATAAGGCAACCATAGACCTAACCGAGTATGCTTGAGATAGACCTTGAACTCCCTAAACCACCAAGCTTAAATCAGTACTATGCTGGTAAGCATTGGGCAATCCGTAAAAAACAAAAAGATGAATACTCTAAATTCTGTAAAGAAGAACTTGAAAAGTATGATGCGTTTACCTGTGAGACTTATGAGATTCACATTCGCTACCATTCTCGCCACGATGTTGATAATGTTATTCTTGTTTCAAAATTTCTCTCGGATACTCTCGTTGCTATGGGTATCGTTAAAGACGATGGTAACAAGTATTACAAAAGACTTGACATCCGCATTGACAAGGACCTACCGAAAGATTGTTTCAAAGTAAAAATAAAGTGTTATGATTAACCAAAGAAATTATCAAACCTGTAAATTAATTAAGAACAGAATTGACCTTTACCTACACGAGATGGCAGTACTGTTCGCTAACTTAGGAAAAGATTCTACAGCAGAAGAGGTTTCCGAAGCCTACAAAAGAGAGGCTGAATACATACAATTAATTGCAGAACTTGACCCCGAGAAGGGCGATAGACTGCGCTCTTCTTACTGATATGTTACTTGAAGAATACTACGAAGATTTAACAGACGATGAAGCAAATATCATTCTTGATATATACAGAGTCATTGACACATTGGTATACCTCAACGAGCCAGTCACACTTGTGCGATTGGGATATGACTTGGGCATAAAACCAATAGAGTTGTCAGACTACCTACCAATTATCGTAACGATACTAAACAAAGTAGAAGAAGAATATGCCGAGGTACGACAAGGTCTTAATTGAGAAGGAAGCAATACGCTCCCAACAAGAAGGTAGGCTAACTGAAGAACTCGGTAAGTTTATATTGCAGCGCAGTATAGAGGTTGCAGGTTCTGCATTTGTTACTGATGGTAACAACGAACTCAAGCAAGCATTGATTGATGCTGCTGTGATGCGTACCTGTGAGAAGTTCCTGCACTACTACGAGAAAGGAAAGTCTGCTGCAAATCTAATCATTAGTATTATATACTCAACGATGACCAATAAAATAGTATCGCTAAACCATAGTGATGTTTATGGTCACAATATAAAAGGTTACCTCACCTATATAGAGGATGGTGAAGCCGTTACCAAACTAAAGCGGTATATTAAAGACGATTATTTAAGTGAGAAATTATGATGGAGATTTATAACGATTGGATACTGGTCAGTTCTGTAGGATTGATGTTCTCTTTCTTGTTTATATTTGAACCTTATGGTTGGGTGATGGAAAGAGTATTGCCTTTTAAGCCATTTAACTGCGTTCTGTGCCTCTCATTTTGGTCAAGCCTACTCTTGTATACTTACCTTGGAGTTAATCCCTTATACGCCATCTATACAGCTTTCATTGCAGAACTATCTTACAGGAAGTTAGTCAATGAATAATGTAAATTTTAAAACCGAGTGGGTGTTTATTTATTGGGACGAAAAAATAGAATATGATGAAGAATCTAAACAGTGACTTTCACCTGTACTTTGAGTACAGTGAGTTTGATTCCCCCGACCAAAAGGGAAGCTACAAACATATGGACGTGGAATTCTTAAACAAATTAGCACAAGCAAGAAAGATTGCGGCAGTTGGTTTTAAGATTACAAGCGGATACAGAAGTCCCGAACATAATGAAAAGGTTGGTGGAGTTCCTAATTCAAGTCATACTCTTGGACACGCAGTAGATATTTACGCACCCACATCAAGACAAAAATATATTATTATTAATGCTCTTCTTCAAGCAGGGTTTGACCGCATTGGTGTAGCTAAAAACTTCATCCACGTTGATGATGACCCAAGCAAGAATGAAGAGGTAATCTGGACCTACTAATGAAAAATGATTTTGATGTAAGCGACTCATTCGCTGACTTCGTAGACGAACTATCTAATGACGAAAAGAACGATAACGCTCAATGCTCCATTGATAATCCAGAGTGTGAAGCTTGCGGTAGCTAACTATGGGAAATCCAATAACGAAACTTTTTACAGGGGGTGCGAAGGAAGCTGTGGAAGCAGTTGCCAATGTGGTAGATAGATTTGTATCTACACCCGAAGAGAAAGAAGCTGTGCGTCAAAGCATAGAAGAGGAAATTACCAAGCGTTGGCAGGCCGATAGCCTTACTGACTCTTGGCTGAGTAAGAACGTTAGACCATTAACCCTTGCAACCGTTATGATATTCCTGGTGCTTATGACCTTCTTTGAAGGCTTTGGTATTAGTAGTATTAACGAGAGATGGATTG